GAGAAGAACCGCCGCTGGACACGCGGCTTCAAGGCTCCCGGCTGGATCATCTCGGACGAATGCTATGAGGCGCTCGAGGACTACGGCTGGTGGGTCGCAGACCAGCCGTACAACGACGAGCGCCGGCCCGAAGGGCTACGAGTTCACAGGCTCGACGACGGCGACCACGTTCACACCCACATTCAGGATTGGGGATCGAACGGCCTGAATGAGTCATGGGATTATCTGGTGGAGCGTGTGACGATGGCGCGGTCGTTCGAGCTCATCAGCGAGGTCGTCCAGCCGTCCTGCAAGGTGACGGCGTGAAGAACAGTCCGAGGCTCGCCGGGATCCGCAACGAGATCGCGATCCACGTTCGCCGCATGTCCGTGATGAACTGGGATGAGCGTCAGGAATACCTGGAATCTCTAATCGGACCCAAGACGTCGAGCGCCAGCGAAGCGGACGTGCGCGCCCTACTCATGACACGGTTGAGGGAGTTGCAGCTATGGCCCCGACGCTAGACATCGTCCTGCTCCAATGCGGCCTCTCCGACCTCACAGTCCGCTGCCTCCACAGCATCCCCAGAGACTTTCGCATCATCCTCGTAGACAATGGCAGCCCCGACGAAGACATCGCTAAGGCCAGAGCGGAACTCCTCGACGGCGACACGATGATCCTGCTACCCGAGAACTACGGGTTCGCGAAAGCCATGAACATTGGGATCAGGGACACCACCGCGCCGTTCATCTGCATCCTCAACAACGACACGGTTGTCGCCGACGACGCCTTCGACAAGATGCTGTTCTACTTCGGCATCGACCCGAGCCTGGGGATCGTGGGGCCGCGCACGAACCGTTGCTACTCGGAGCAGCGCGCCGAAGGACCGGGCCACCAAACCTTGTTCTACACGAACGGGCTACTCGCGTTCTTCTGCGCCATCATCCGCCGCGAAGCACTCGACGAGGTTGGCATGTTGAGCGAGGAGTATGGGATCGGCTACGGAGAGGATGATGACTACTGCATCAGGATGCGGCAGGCCGGCTGGAAGCTGGGGATCGCTAACGACGCTTGGGTAGACCATGACCACCATGCGACGTACCGTGTGACGATCGGTGAGGACGGCATGGAACGCGAAGGCCAGCAGGGACTCGCCCTGTTGCGCGAGAAGTACGGGAACGTCGTATGAGCGCGGTGACGGCAACCTCGCGCGCGGCAGAGATCGCTGAGAAGGGAATCGCATTCCAAGCCGCCCAGAAACAGGGCGAGTTCGAGCGGATGGTCGAACTAGTGATGGAGTTACAGCCGAAGGTGATCCTCGAGATCGGCAGTATGCACGGCGGCTCGCTCCTTGCATGGAGGCTCGCAGCACCAGCAGCCAAGATCATCAGCGTCAGCCTCACCAACGGCCCGTTCGGAGGCGGCAGCGTCGACAGATCGACCGTGGTTGACGGCGAACACGTCGAGATCGTCGACCACCTTCTTGACATGAACTCGCACGACCACTCGACGCTCACCGCGGTCATGGAGATCCTCGGAGACGAGTTTGTCGACTTCCTGTTCATTGACGGCGACCACTCCTATGAGGGAGTCCGCGAAGACTTCACAACCTATAGCTGGCTTGTCCGCGCCGGCGGCTTGATCGCTCTCCACGACATCCTTTCCCACCATCCGTCCGAAGGCATCTTCGTCCAGAAGTTCTGGAAGAGGCTTGCGGCTCGGTTCGAGACGCAAGAGTTCGTGTTGCCGAACGAGCTGCGCGATTACGGCGTGTGGGGCGGAATCGGGGTTATTACATGGTGACGATAAGCGTGATAATCCCGACCCTCGGCCGGGACTCGCTCGAAGCAGCGAAAGCCTCCGCCATCTACGCCGACGAGATCATCGTGATCGAGAACCAAGACGGAGACCACGGCTACGCGGCCCGCACCAGAGGTATCCAGCAGGCCACAGGAACCCATCTAGCGTTTCTCGATGACGACGACGTCTACATGCCAGGGGCGATCGAAACGATGCGTGAGGCGGCTTGTGACGAGCCGGTCATTTTCCGCATGGACCACCACCAGCACGGGGTCATGTGGCGCAACCGAAGCCTCGAGTTCGGCAACGTCGGCACACCCATGTTCCTCGTCCCGAACCGACCGGAGGAGTTGGGCGAATGGGTAGAGCACGCGCCAGGATTAGCGGAGCCGGGCGGCGACTTCTCATTCATCAGTGGATGCGTGAAGAAGATGGGTGGCCCGGTGTGGCGCGAAGAGATCGTCTGTACCGTCAGACCCGATTTCCAGACGATCAGCATCGTCACTCCCTGGTTGAACCACATGGAGTTCGCGGACGCTTACCTCGCAGCCGTCAACCAGCGCAGTCCGCGTGACGAACTCCTCGTCGTCGACGATGGATCGTTCCCAGCACTTCCATTCTCCGCGATCCGCAACGAGGACTCAGTTGGATTTGGTTCGGCGTCGAATCAAGGACTGCGCGCAGCTAGGTCAGACATCGTCTTGTTCCTCAACAACGACATCATCGCCCGCTCCCGCGGCTGGCTCGAAACGATACGAGAAGCCGTCGAACCCAGTGTCCTCATCGGAGCCCAACTCCGTGATGATCCGCACAGCCGCGTCGACGGAGTCTCGATGCCCTACCTGGACGGCTGGTGCATCGCAGGGATACGCGAAGACCTCCTTGAGATCGGCGGCTTCGACGAGGACTTCGAGCCGCCCGCCTACTTCGAGGACAACGACCTTTGCCTCCGAGCTCGCATGGCAGGCATGACGCTACGCGAGGTGCGGACACCCTTGCATCACATCCGTAACGGAACCCTGAAACCCACCGATCCGGCTGTTATTCGTGCGGGGTCGATGAACCAGCAACGGTTCATGGCTCGAGCGAGGGAGGCGTTGACGCTTGCCGACTAACTACATCACCAGCACCCAGTTGAAGAACACGCTCGAGATCGGAACGGCCACCTACGCCGACGACGACATCACCACCGCCATTGCGTCAGCGTCGCGTGTCATCGACGCCTACAAGGACACGCGGTTCTACCCGACCGCGGAGACGCGCAAATACACGGCGAACCAGTCCGAGTGCTCGCTACAGATCGACGACCTTGTGACGCTAACCGCGCTCACAGTCGACATGAATGGCACAGGTTCTTACGGAACCACTTGGGTCCAGAACACAGACTTCTACCTCGAACCGATCAACGCCGCCCTAGACGGGCGCCCGTACAACCAAGTGACGCTCCGGCCGCAGCAAGGAGACCTCTGGCCTCCATTCAACTACGGAGTCCAGATCGGCGGCACCTTCGGATGGACAACCGCCCCATATCAGGTGACGCAGGCGACAACGATCCTCGCCGGCCGCTACCTCAAGCGCGCGCGTGAGACCCCGTATGGGATCTTGACGATCGGCACAGACGCGCTCGCTGCGGCAAGGCTTGGCCGGATCGACCCTGACGTCAGTTTCCTCCTCGACAACCTCGACGCAGACGAGCCGCTCCTCATCCTGTGAGCGTAGAGATCAGCCAGATCCGCGCCGGACTCGTCGCGAACATCAAAGCCGTAGTCGGCAACACCGCCCAGGTTTCCCCATACAGGAGCCACGCTCCGACGCCGCCCACCATCATGGTCACCGGATTTGGGGAAGTGGCGAAGGTGGCGATGGGGTCATGGGAGATCGACAACTTCCTCGTACAAGGACTCGCCGGCGCACCAACCCAGGAGTCAGCGCAGATGCGGCTCGATACCTGGTTGTCGCCGGAAGGGTCAACGAACATTTGGACGGCGATCGAATCCGACAAGACGCTCGGAGGGATCGTCAACAACGCCATCGTGACTCGCTGCGACGGCGCCCAGTTCATCGAGACGCCCGGTGGTGAAGTGCTCGGTACCACTTGGCATATCCAGATCGAGCTCTAACCGGGACGCATGTGCACATCCATTCATAGTCCCGAAAGGAGCTGACCGTGGCAAAGTTTGCCGCAACCGACGTATTTGTCGGGTGGGCCGGACAGAACATCAGTGACTGGTGCGTCTCTGTCGACACACCCGACTCGAAGAACCAGATCGACGTATCGGGGTTCAACCCGACTAGCTCACAGGAGTTCGTCCCCGGTTCACGCGACCAGTCGATCGTCCTGGGCATCTTGCAGGACTTCGGCAACACCATGATCCACCAGTTGATCAACCCGTACTACACCAGCGCGACAGCGTTGTTCGTGATCGAACTGCGGCCGACGTCGGCTGCACGGTCAGCGACGAACCCGTGGTTCGGTGGAACAGCGCAGCTCTACGAGTACGACGGGCTGAACGCACAGTTGAACAACCGTGCCGAGATCACGGCGACGATCCGGCCGGCATCGAACACCATCTGGGCGTGGGCTACCTCGTAATGCCCGACCAGTTCGTAGTCACTGGGCTGTCCGAATTGTTGAAAG